ATGGAAAGCAAAACAAAAAGAGAAATCTTATAAAAATCAATATAGCTCTATGGGACAAACTCCCATAAGGCTTAATGATAAAAATGATGGGATTATTTGATATATTGTTACGAAGCAATAAATTAATGATAAAAATTTTACATTGGAATGGGATAACAACCATGACATAACTTTAAATAATATTTTTGTTCCATATGATGAAGTTTTAGCCTGTTATGATAAAGAAGATGAATATGGTCAACAGATGGTGTTTGTGATTTTGAATTGTGGTGTTTCAATTGATTTTGGATGTTGTGGATTAAGGGTAAATTAGAAGGAGAATAAGTATGAGCGATTATTTAGATATGTTAAAAGATATAAGAAAAGAAACAGGATCAATAGGACAGAAAAACTATCAATTAGCAAAAGAATTTAAACAAAAATTCTATACAGGTAGAATAGTTATATCAGATGGATTAAGAAGTATGGGATATACGATTGATTCAATTCCATTAGCTGAACAGTTTGAAAAATTTATAAAATGTAATTGGGGAGAAGGTGAAGAAGATGCAGAAATAAATAAAAAGCACATAAAAAATGGTTATGGTGATGTTGTAGGTGTATATAATCTGGAAGGTCACGAAATATGGATTCAAACAGATTTATGTGAAAATACAGTTACGACAATTTATTTACCAGATGAACGATAGGAGGAATGAAATATTACAAGTAATACAAATAAAGTGGTTAAAATTTTAGATGATATTATGGGAAGTGGTAAAAGTACATGGGCAATTAACTTTATAAACGCACATTCTGACAGGAAATTTTTATGTATTGTTCCGTTGCTAGATGAATGTGAACGGTATAAAAGCAATACTAACATTGATATTATAGACCCTGAAAGTTGGGGATCAAAATGGAAACATTTCAGATGGCTTGTTGAAAATGAAAAAAATATTGTTACTACACATGCTCTAATACAAAAAATGGATTTAGATATGTTGGAACTTTTAAAAAGCAAAGATTATACGCTTATGATTGATGAATGCTTAGATGTATTAGACACATATAAAATAAGTAAGGATGACTTGAAAATTATATTTAATGAGAAATTAGTTTCTTTAGATGAAGATGGATTTTTGATTTGGAATGAAGATAAAAAACCATATCAAGGCGTGTACAGTGATATTAAAAGATTATGCAGTTTTAAATCTTTGATGGGTTTTAAGAAAGATAACTGTGATGAATTGGCAAAAATTATTATGTGGAATTTTCCAGTTGATTTCTTTAAATGTTTTGAGGAAAGTTATATTTTCACATATTTATGGGAAGGTAGCATACAAAAATCATATTTTGACATACATAAAATTCAATATGAAAAATATATGCTTGATGGAAATGGTGAACTTGTTAAGCATAATAAGTCATTGGAATATGAAAAAAGAAATAGAGTTGCTAATTTAATTGAAATATATGATGGGAAATTTAATAATATTGGATCAAAAATAGGAAAATCAAATCCGCTATCAAAATCATGGTATGAGGATAAAAGGAAAAAGAATCTTTCTATCTTTAGCCAGATGAAAAAGAATACTGAAAATTATTTTAGAACAATAGCGCAAACAAAATCTTGCGACAATATGTATACAGTTTTTAAACCATATTGTAAGTATATCAAAGGGGAAGGTTATGCAAAAGGGTTTGTTCCATGTAATGCGAGAGGAACTAATAATTTTAGGGAGAAAAAGTCATTAGCATATTTAATAAATTTTTTCATGCAACCTGATATAAAACAGTTTGTTGACCATTATCATATTGAATTTGATGAAGATTTATTTGCATTATCAACACTTTTGCAATGGATATGGAGAAGTCAGATTAGGGATGGGAAATCTATTAAAATTTATATCCCAAGTGAAAGAATGAGATTGTTATTAAAGTTATGGATTGAAGAGTGTAAAGAAGTTAAAAAAATAACATGAACATAAAAATGTGGAAAATGATAAAGAAAAATTCCACATTTAGACTAAAAAACGCTTAATTTATAAGGGTTTTTGAAGGCGTCCCGTAAAAGAAAGAATAGGGAAATGCAACAGTACAAAATCCATTTCAATTAAAAAATATATTCTTTATTAGACAGACTGGCATATTGCGAACCGCCGCCCTTTGGCGGTGAAGCAATGTGACAGGATGCTCCAATAAAAATCACGGACTAAGGACGTGCCTACTGTCAGAGACAAACAAAAGGAGATTGACTATTTATGACAAAACAGGATAAAGAAAATTTGTAGAATAAAAAATTGACAGATTCACTATTGATTTCATGTTTAGCTGCTTGTGAACCAATAATAAGCAAAAATGCCTATTTGGAAAAGAAATGGGCTAATTGTGGGCAATCATACAATGGATGCTACCAATATGAACGTCTTGAATGGATGGGGTATAGGGAGAAATTACGTTCATTGTTACTGCCTATATATTCTATGAAAATGATTATGCAAATGACTAAAAGCTGTAAGGATAAAGCAACAAAAAGAGAAGTACTAGAAGTAATTAAACTGATTGGTGATAATGACTATGAATTAGTATTTTGATATCTGATATTCATAGAAGAATACATTGTGGAACAAAATATTTGAACCATATTAAACCAATGGAGTATAATCATTACTCTAAAAGATTATATAGGTTTTTAAATGAGTATCCAGATTATAGATTTGTACAAATATCTGCTAATGCAAAAGCAAAATCTTTGAAAGAAGCAATATTTACAATAGATCCTATGTTTATATTTAAGGATTCTTATTCTGAAAATGGCGAAAACAAATTAGGCAAAAATGGGTATGTGGATGGCTTTAGTTTGGAATCAATTATTACACCTAAAAAACAATTTATAAAGAGAAGATTTAAAGTAATGTTAGAACCATATGTTTTAAAACACATTTCCTATGATTTTTGGCAAAATTATATTTTACATGGTGAGACACTATTTTGAGTAAAGAAAGGATTTATCGAATGGTAGAATTTTATAATGAGATATTGATTAGAAATGTTGATTGTGGTCTGCTTTACTTCCAGATTAAGGATGATAAGGCGATTGAAAAATATGAAAAATTAAAGAAAGAAAAAGTCGAGATAGAAAACAGTGATAATCCAGATGGCAAAAGGCTTAAAAAAATACAGAATCAGATTGAGAAATTGGCAAAAGAGATTTTCTCCATGAAGAAATCTATTAAGCTTTCTGACAAGAGTAATAGATTTTATTATTCTGGAATAATAGCGGATTCCCTGATGGGAAGAAGACTGAGACAATTGGCAAGAGACAGAGAAGAATATGATAAGGTAATAAGAACAGTTGGTGACAGCGACTACACTGATCTGATTATTAACCTCAAATTTAAACAGGACATTATGATAGTAGATGATAAACCAAAAAAAGGTTATGATCCTGAAACGGATTCTATTGTGGAAGTTGAAGGTAAGAAAATGAAGCGTTTAATTTCCAAAAAGAAACTCCGTCAGATGGCATATAAGGATGGAGTTACAATCAATGGCGTGCATTATGTGAATTACCAGAGGACAAGTTCAAAGGCAAGGGTAGGCAACTGTTTATTTATCAGAGAAAATTATTTTGAGGAAATGGAAGGGTGGCAAAACTTAAATATTCCGTTTAGAAATATGGTAAAAACTCAAGATAAAAATAATCCTAATCCATTTGAAGAAGTTGATATTGTTTCAATCCGCAGTTACCAAAGTTTGATTGCATCTTCCATTATGGGAGAATTAGACATTGATCCATATTCTATACTACTGATAGATGATGTGTCAGGACAAGCTACAATGGACTGTAATGTGGTTAAACCGTTTCCGTCAAGCAATGGTAAGGGTACAGAGTTAAAAGTTATCAGAGAGCCTTATACACAAAAGACGGATTTGTGGGATGGACAATCACTATTAGATTCCAGTGTGTTTAAGAATGGGAAATATGCAACAAAAGAAAAAGACGGAACTATCAAAAAGGATAATACATATGAAAATTATGGATTTATCCTATTGAGAAACCACTTTTTTAAGAGTGCAGCTTTTAATACAAATCTTCAGGAATATTATAAGGAACGGTTTAAAAGCGTGGAAAATCCAATAATCAATGACACATTTGGCAATTCGTTTGAACCAAAAAAAGTTTTGATGGTGACTACCAGAAATTCAGTAAAGATTTTCAAATTTGCGGATATAATCTGCGAGTATATGATTGATGATGATAAAAAAACACACTTGAAAGAATTGGAAGAGCCTTTAAAAGAAAAGTATGAGGAATTGCGGATAGCAAAACAGGCGGTGACTACTGTAAAGCGGAGAATTGCCATGTTACTGAATTATGATCCGAAAAAGGGGAAAGAACCGCCAACAAAAGAAGATTTTGAAATAGCACAAGACAACCTTGATAAAGCAGAAATAAATTATAATGAAATCTACAAAAATTTTGAGAGTGAATCAAAACAACTTTTAAAAGATATAAAGTTTGAGCAGGAACGCTTAACATGGGATTGGTATAGGAAAATGATTAAAAACCAAAGTTTTGGATGTTGTAAAACGGAACACAAGTCAAAATTTGGGGATAAGCAACAGCTTTGGTATCAAGTAATAGGCAGTCTGAATTTTCTCAAAGAACATTTATGGGAACTTGTAAAACCACAGATTGATGAAGTAAACCTAATGAGAAAGCATGTAGCATGGTTCAAGCATTTTGTTGATATGAGGGCAACGGAAAAAGTAAAAGATTCCATGATGCTATCACTTCTTGATGTCAATGATGATATTAGCTGTACAAAATGGTATGCAGATTACAAGAGATTCAAAATTAAAGGCATGATTGACAAACTGATTGCAGGTAAGTTACAGATTAAAGATTCTGATTTTTGTACGTTGGTTGGAAATCCTTATGAAATGTTAAGAGCGTCTTGTGGTGATGAAATTGATACCAGTATCCTTAATGATTTTGAGTGTTACTGTACCAGATATAAAGATGGTGAGGAATTATACGGTATGAGAAGCCCACATATTTGTACTGGAAACAATGCATTGTTGAAAAATACATACCGTGAAGAATGGAGGTGGTTTAATCTTTCAGATAATATTTTGATTATCAACTTGTGGGGAAAAGGTGCGTTTTTGTCCCCTAAATGGAATGGGAGCGATACCGATTCCGATGCGGCTTTTATTGGAAATAACCCTATCATTCTTGATAAGGTAAAGGAAGTACAAAATTATTTGATTCCAATAAATTGTGTGCCACAAAGATCAAAGACATATCAGTATACAGATGAAAACATGGCAAAAGTAGATGGTCAGCTTTGTAATGACTTCATAGGGAAAATCTGTAACCTTGCCAGGGATTTACAGAGTTTGTATTGGCATTTATATAATACTGGTACGGAAGAAAACAAGCAAAAATATTTGTCCATGATGTATGATGATATTTGTCTTTTAGAGGTTTTATCAAATATTGCTATTGACAGTGCCAAAAGACGGTATGATTGCAATATTGAAGCCGAAATGAAAAAGATTAAATCCAGACCATATTTAAAGACGGAAAATGCAATTATTCAGGGTGATACAATTGTGTTTGTTGAGCCACGTTATAAAAAATATTTATCGGAAAATAAAATAAGGGAATATGAAGAACTTGTGGAAAGAAGAAATAACGCTACTACACAGGAAGAGTTAGATGAGATCAATAAAGAAATTGATAAAGTTTTGATGGTAGATGAAAAGTATTGTACATATATGATACGTCCAGATTTTACAAAGAACTTGAAATCACAGCCTAAAAAGAAAAAGCGTAGGAAGTATGAGAATGAGGAACAAAAGGAACTACACCGTCAGAAACAGAGAGTGTATACACAGGAACAAAAGGCATTAAAAGAGAAGATTTATCGTAAGATGGAATCTCCAATGGATATTTTAAGCCAGATTATCAGTGAGGAGATCGTAAGAAGTCCGAGAACAACATATATTCCCTGCTTTGTTGATGTTTTAAAGCCTATTCCAAGTGGTGTGAAAGCTGATTATAATAGGGTAAATGCCATTAAGGCATTGTGCCTTGAAACTAATAGCAAGATAAATTCTGCCAGAGGAAAGTATAAGGATGGGAAATTATCTTATGATGAAATGTATGACGAGATAAACGCCATAGAGAAGGATACTATCAACAATTTAAAAGAGCGTGAGATTACTCCATATGATATAAATGTATTGATTCGCAAAGTATATGATATCCGACCTAAAAAGAATGCACATGGAAAAGTTATTAAAGATGAAAAGGGTAAATACATCTATGTGGATAAAAGGGATCAGGAATTGATAGATGCCAAAGTTGGAGGATTACTCTTGAAATATGTGTACGCTGCACATAAGGATGAATTTCTGAAAGCAATCAAAGAAAATGGTAAAGGTACTGTTTCTTATGTACAGAAGTATGAACCAGATAAAAATGGTACAAGTAACAAAGTTTCAAGTCTCAAAGATGTTGGGAAATTGTTTAAAAAGGATCATGAGATTTTTACGGTTGATGGTGTTGAATATGAGATTTGCACCAGAAAAGAAAAACGTGTTATATAATGCGATAGTGAGTGTAGGAGTCGGTGTTTTTTGCCGATTCCTTGCACTAAAAACTGCTTAAAGAAAAATCTCCATACATCAAAAATATACCATTAAAAAGTATAAGAAAATTAAGGGTTTTTGAGATTTTGACTTTTTCCACTATTGCATGGTATGGTATATAATAACTTTTTATTATAGCACAGAGAAATAATAATTTATATAGTAATTATACACAAAATTCATAGGTTTGCTTGTGATTATTCTACAAAAAAGAAAGTGAGGATAATATGTCACAGGAAGTTTTGAGGGATAGATTGGTAAAATACATCTACGTAGAGGGTGTGAACCAAAAGCACATATCAAAGCAGACTAAAATCAATGAAGGTCTATTATCACGGTATAAAAACAGTAAATGTGATTTAGGCTTACTTGACCGAGAATCCTTAGATGCGTATTTATCATCAAAGGGATATTAAATTATGGTATCTATATGGAAGCATATAACAATGTGGAAATATTGATATAAAGCAAGTTCTTATATACATAATGATATAAGACATATGTTATTTTCTTTAAAATAACTTCTCATTTATACTCTTTTTATTAGTTATTCAACTTCAAGTTTCAACTGTTGTATATTCTAATCATTCGAGTAGGCAATACGATATGATTTTCAAAATCATTATGTTTTGCAATTTTTAAAATCTCTTAACTATTCAGCTTTTTCAGAAAATTTCTTTTCTCAACATAGGCAGAATTTTGTTAAAAGCTCATTAAAAATGAAAACAGTCTTTTTGTCGGTTTTTTCTGTAACCTCCTTTCGTTTATTGAAAGAAAAACCGAATTTATTAAGATATTTATCACATTACAGTGATTTATATATTGTGCGATTTAATAATATTGATTGGGTTTATCTAATATAACACTATTGACGGGATGCTTGGATAAAAACAGGAAAGGAACAAAATATGGAAGAACATATTATTAAAAATGATGAAAATTTAGATGCAATTAAGGATAACTTTACACCGCCTGGAGCGAAGAAGAAAACTGATTCTAAAGTAGATGGGAAAGATGAAAAGGATACGCCTGTAACATTTACAGAGGATGAAGTTTCAAAGAAAGTCCAGAGTGCAGAAGATAAGTTGCGTGCAAAATATTCAAAACAGATTAAAGAATTGGAGGATCAGATTGAAAAACTGTCTCCAAAGAAGAAAAGTGAATCTGAAATTGAGATGGAGAAACGTATCGCTGCATTGGAAGAATCTGAAAAGGCAGTTGCCGAAAGAGAACGCAAGATTGCAGTACAAGAAAAGTTATCTGCAAACGGGCTTGATAAAGCTTTAGCTGATTATATTAAGAATGATGCGGATGTTGACAAACTATCTACCCTTGTAGAAGATATGGTAAAATCAAGAATGAAAGCAAACGGTTATGTTCCAAGTGACCATAGTTCTGATGATAAAGTCACACCAGAAGAATTTAAGAAGTGGAGTTATTCCAAGAAAGAAAAGTTTGCACAGGAACATCCAGAAAGCTATAAAAGATTGATGGGTAAAAAGTAAATATTGTTTATAAGACAGCCTAAACCTGAAATACGGATCAGGCTTTTCTATTGTAAAAACTTAAAGAAAGAAGGTATACATATTATGGCTAATACGCTAGTTATTCCAGAACTGTTTTCTGAAGCTGTAAATTCCAAGATGGAAGTATCTCTCCGTGTTGGTAGACTTGCTACTGATATGACAGATTTGGCAGAAGATATTAGAACTTGTGGTGACACAATCCATTTCCCTACATTTGACAGGATTTCAGACGCGGCTACGGTTGTAAAGGGTACTCCCCTTGTACCAGAAGAAGTAAACATGAGTGATTCCACTGCAAAAATTAAACAGGTTGGTAAATCTGTGAGGATTTATGACAAAGATTCCATTCAGGTTAAGGGTGCTATGAAAGACAGAATGGCAGAGCAGATGGGTGAAGTTATGGCAAAAGATGTAGATGCTAACCTTGTTGATGAAATGGATGTAAGTGCAGTCTATAAAGTTCCTACCAGTTTGGCAGAAGGTATCGCATTAACAGAAATCGAAGCTGGATTTGATTGTTTTGGTGATGATGTGGATTCTGCTAGTTTTGCAGGTATCCTTATCAACCATAGGCTTAGAAGTGCATTTGTCAATATGGATGAATTTACATCTATTTCCAAGACTTACGCAAAGGATGCCAATGGTGTAGTTGAGAATGGTATTGTTGGTTACTGGTTAGGTGTAATTCCTGTTATCATTTGTGACAACAACACTTATGATACAGAAAAGAAAGAATGTAAGACCTATATTGTCCGCAAGAACGCTTTAGGCGTAATCTGGCAGAAAGAAGTTACTATTGAAGAAGAAAGAGAAGGTAAGTTGCTTGCCACTGACCTTATTGCTAGTGATCTTTATGCAGTGAAGCTAATGGATACAAAGGGTTGTGTCATTCTCCGTAAGACAGTTGCCTAAAGTCTCAAGTGATTTTCCTATCACTTAGATTTTTTCTCATATATGGGAGTGTGATGTGCATATTGCACTCCTTGTTTCTTAAGGCAATTTTTATTAAAGGATGGTGAAATATGTTATCAAGGTTTGAATTGAAAGAATATCGGCTTTTACGACACTTATCATTACGTGATGTGGCACGTTATTGTAATGTTTCTTTTGAGCTTATAGGACAAGTTGAGCGTGGGGAAGTTGGAGTTACTCAATATAACCATGATGAAATAATTAAGGGAATTAATAGAGCGTCACAAGCAATAGTGGAGGGAACTTTTGAAGTACTCAAAGAAGAAGAGTGTCAGAAAGCCAAAGAGGAACGTGAAAAGCTGAAAGCAAAAAAGGAAACAAGTTCTAAAACTACAACGACTAAAAAGACTACAACTAGAAAGTCTGCTAAAGCTGATACGAAATAGGTAAAGGAGGTATCAGTGCTATGGAAACAAATATAATCGTGGGTACTTATATGGAATATGACAGTACCTAGCACGATTATTTTTAATGAAAAAAGGTTTTAACGTGGAACAGTCTTTATTGAGTAAAGATTTACTGGAAAAGCTACCTGAATGGTGGAAACATATAAATAACGAAGATTATTATTTGGTAATGACAGATGATTGCGATAGCTTATTTTCATGCGGGAGATTACATACCTTATTTGGATTTTACAGTTTTGAAAAAGGATTGTATGAAAATGACATTATTACAGACTTTGGGTGGAAAACACCTATCTACGTTGATTTATCAATATGTCAGAACAATTTATGTTTTGACAATCATAGAACATTCATACCCAATTCTAACAGGGTGAATCCGAATGTAATTCCAAGGGAGTATAAAAACAAATATAATTTTAGTACGCTTACATTCATTATTGGCTTGTATGGCGGCATAGAAAAGATGAATGAATTATTGAGAACTATGTTACTTGCAGTTGATGGTGGCTTTATTGGCTATTATAAAAATGGTGGCAAGTGGAAAGATGTCAATATTTACTGGTTGGATAAGTTAGGTCTTACGGAATATCTATTACCTATTCTTGAATCACATAATATGAAATATTTTAAAGATTTTGGAGTGGATCATTGTTTACACGATAAGATTTTTATAAATGAGGATGGATATTTAGAAACGCCTACTTATAGAGTACCAGACTGTAAATTTGAATTGAAGCAATCTATCCAAAAGGTTTTTACATCCAAATATGATGCAATCCAACGTCATAAAAATAAGGAAAAAATCTTAGTTTCGGCAGAAACATATAAAGATGATTATGTATTGAACATTGCCGTATAAAATTTTAGTGAATTGAAAAGGAGATAATTATAATGACAAGAGAAAAATTTGAGATTTTTAAGGCAGAACTTATGGAGCGTTTCTATTGGTGTAACACAAGGGCAGAACTACATTACCTGACCAAAGAAAAAGGTTACAAGTACCTATTCCGTTGTACCCACTTTAAGACGGATCAATATTTTTGGGTATTCGATAAAACGGATGAACTTTTAAAAGAAGTCGAAGAATTTCATAAGAAAAGCTGTGAGGAAAAATCTAAGGCAAAAGAGAGTGAAGCAGTTGCCGTTGAATGATCTGAAAACAGATGAATTAGACGATTTATTTGGTCACACTCTTTCGGCAGAGCAGATATTGTCATTATATCCATGCGACACTGGAACATTTAAAAAAGAAGATTACGATAATCCTAATTTCACTATTACATATGATATTCATACGGCTTATAATCTACGGATTAAGAATGTTCCTTTTGTTGTATGGGGAAAAGAATATAAGAATAATCATAGAGCCTTTGTGTTTTGTAAACCAAGACCAAAGGCTAATTTATTTTGAGAAAGGAAGAAATTTATTTATATGAAAAATCAGAGTCAGGAAACAAAGAAGAAAAAAGTATGGAAACCTAGACCTAGATATATGGGTGTAGTTACCAGTTGGAATAGAGAAAGAAAGTTTGGCTTTATCCGTTGTTATGAGGATGGAAAAAGTTATTTTGCACATGATACACAGCTAACAGATGATTATGAGCTGGTTAGAGGTTCGATAGTGGAATTTGAAATTTGGCAAAATAAGCAAGAGCCTGAAAAATACTATGCAGCTAAGATACTTATTTGTGAAGTACCAGAAAGGTATGGAAGTAGAAAAAATTGAAATATGATAGAATATTTTAGATCTGTTTTGGTATAATGTTAGGATTTGTTGGCATGACAACAGGTTCTTTATTTGTGTTATTTTTAATAAGATGGTAGGAAGTGATACTAATAGGAAGAAAATTAAGGAATCCAAAAGAGTCAAAAGGAAAATCAAGTAATAATGGAGTGTGGGGTAAATCTGTCAGTAAAGAGAAATCAATATACGCCACACTGAAAGAAATAACAGGTACAGATACAAAAGCTTATTATATTATGTATCTTTATTGTCCTGAATATCTGAAAGAAGCAGATAGAAACCCTGTTAAGGATTTTGAAGATTTGAAAAGCAGATATGAATGTTTTTCAGATTCAATTACGGAGAATGTTTGTAAAAGATATATTATGGAACGTGGATGTCAGACCGCTATTAAGTGGTTAATGAAGCGTCTGCATCAAGCTAAAGAAATAGAACTGTATAATAAATACTATCAGGATGCTTTAAATGGAGATGTGCAAGCATTTAAGGCATGGCAAGATTTTTCTGATAAATTTTTCAAAGAAAACAAAGAAAATGAGTTGACAAAACTATTAAATAAAATTCCAGATAGTGAACTGGAAAATGATAAGGAAGATTACAGCTATACCTATGAAGAATAAAACCGCTATATTAGTTGTTATATACCAATATGACTATTACAGTTTTATTTGAAACTTATGTCACATGATAGGATTTCCCTCTATTGTGTGACTTTTTTGTTATGGAAAAGGTGGTGAAAAATGACTAACGAAGAGAAGTTAAAAATTATTGTAGCTAATCCCCTTTTATGGATTAAGCATTTTTGTGTTATTGTGGACAAAGAAGGTCGTAAAGTGCCATTTGAACCCACATACCATCAGAAATTATTATCGAAGAATTTTGGAAAATTTAATCTAGTCGCAAAATCAAGACAGTTGGGAGTAACTTCTTTTGCATTGGCATATTCATTATATTTAACGCATACGGAAGCAGATACGGTATGTATGATAATGAGTTATTCGCTTGATACAGTGGATATTGTTTTTAAAAAATTGAAAGCTATGTATGATGACCTGAATTCATCAGTAAGGATTAAGGATGTGGCAAACAACAGGAAGGAACTCATACTTGAAAATAGAAGCAGGATTATTTGTTGTGTATGTGGCTCAAAGGATGCCGCCAGAGGAAGTACATTAAGATATGTCCATTTAACAGAAGTAGCGTTTATGGATGATGAGAAATTAAAAAATCAGTTAGTTGCTATTGAAGCTGCATTGCGTCCAGATGGTCAAATGGTGCTTGAATCCACAAGTAAGGGCATGAATATGTGGTTTGAATTATGGATGAAAGCAGTACATAAGGAATCGCAGTATAAACCGTTTTTCTTCTCATGGATAGATGATAAATATTTATTTGCAAAAGACTACAAGGAAAATTCAGAGAGTTATAAAAATAGAAATGGACGCTATCTTACTGTTGATGATCTGGATGAGGAGGAACTGACATTGTATCACAAAATGGATGGTGAAAACAATCCCCTTGCCTTAATGAAATTGATGTGGCGAAGGATGAAAATAGCAAATATCGGATTAGAAAAATTCCGTCAGGAATACCCCTCTAATGCAATGGAGAGCTTCATTGTTTCTGGTAATAATATCTTTGATTTACAACTCATACAATCACGTATAAATCATGTTGATGATACCCCAAAACTTGAACTGCCTAAGAAATTATCCCTTATTTTTAATAGATGGAAAAACAGTATGACAATATGGAAATATCCTGAAAAGGGTAAGAAATATTATGCCGGAGTTGATACTGGGGAGGGAATCGGATCAGATAATAGCGTTATCTCTATTGTAGATGAAGATGGTTTCCAGTGCTTTGAGTTTGCAAATAATAAGATTAAGCCATATAAATTTGCGGAACTTGTTAGGGAAGTGGGATTATATTATAACACTTGCTTGCTTGTAATTGAGAAATTATCCGCTGGTCATACAGTGGTGGACAAGCTATATGATTCCAATAACAGATACATAAATCTGTATAAGTATAAATCATATGATGCTAAAGGCAAAATGAGAAAGAAGCCTGGATTTGAAACAAGTCTCAAAAGCAGACCTATCATTATAAATAGGTTTGTTGAACTATTTGAAAAAGGGGAAGTCTGCATCAATTCAAAAGGTTTGCTTAATGAAATGAAATCATTCCAAGTTGATAATAATGGTAAGGTTCAGGCGGTAGCAGGAGCAAAAGATGATAGAGTTTTAGCGTTCTGTATGGCGTTAGAAGGAATCGCAAGCGGATTATATTATATTTAGCCCCATAATAATCGCGTACAGAGCATTTTTTTGAAAGGAGAATAACATGGAATACGCAGAATATAAAAAGATTCTGGATAAAGCTATGGTTAATTACGTCAATAGCGGTGGGAGCGTGTTTTATATGGGAAATGTGAGAAAGGAATATATCTTTGATTATGACAATGAAAACATGCCATATGAAGCACGTAGACGCTTAGAAGATAAGGCAATCAAAGCGATTACAGAGAAGAAAAATTTACCTGATGGAATCCGATTAAAACAGTGCATATGGCATGGAAAGAATGTGGGGAATGAGTGAAACAAAACGTAACCCCATAACAAGAGTTGGGAACTATATAAAAGGTTTATTCAAAAATTCGGTTGCTCAAAAAACAGCGGAAGGAGGAAGAATGTTAAACGGTTACTGGTTTGAATCAGAAATCAAGAAAAATAAATATACTGATAGAATTTCGCGTATCAATACGATTGATGAATATTTGCGGAGGGAACATAAAGTATTGTCTCGCCCCAATTTTGAGTTTAAGGAAAAGACATTTGAAACGGCTAAAATCATCTTACAGACTTTAAAGAGTATTATAAAATTCCATGCAAGCTATATCATAGGGAATCCCATAAGCATAACAGGAGATAAAGAATTTGTAGCATATTTGAATAGTGTATATAAGAAAGGCAACTTCAATAAAATTGATCTCAATGTTGCTAAAGATTTAATAAGTTTCGGAGACGCCTTTGAATATATCTATCTGGATGAAAACGACAATATTCAGTCCAAGATTATCAGGAACAAGGATTCTTACCCCATATATGATAGCATGGGGAAATATTATTCATTTGTAGAATATTGGAAAGACTCTGACACAAGGGCAGATATGTATGTGGTTTACTATCCAGATAAAGTTGAAATATACGAAAACAATAAATTGATAGATTCAAAAATCAATTTAACTGGACTACCGATATGGTATTCAGCGATGGAGAAAAGCAAGTATGACAAATTTGGTGATTGCTTTCCATTGGATTTGATACCCCTTATGGATGCTATTGAAAATCTGCTTTCCAAGTTGGATGATGCAGTAACTACACTGTCATTAAATCCGTTGGGTGTTGTGAGTGGACAGCGTATAGATTCTTCCATTCCTAATAACATTGCCGGAACTGTGCTTAATCTTGAAGATGGTTCGGAATTTAAGTATGCAAATGCAAATATGGATAGAAACTCTATCAAGTTGGAACTGGATTATATTATTCAACAGTTTTATGCAGTTGCTTGTGTTCCCTCATCTATCTTAGGACAAAGTAACGTAGCGAATGTCAGCGAAACCTCCATCACTATGTTATTTCAACAAACAGATAATTTTGCGAGAATGTACATAATGAGCTTACTGGAAGGATTTAAGATAAGACTCAAATATATTCGTAAACTAATGGAATATCAAGGAAAAACTATCAGTGATGAAATATTTGATAGCATTGATTTTGAGTTTAATGTCGCTCGTCCTGTTGATACAAAAACAGATTTTGAAAATATGAAGATACAGTTTGATGCAGGTGCGTTAAGCCGCAGGACATTTATAGACAAGAGTAAGTACACAACTAATACGCCACTTGAATTAGAAAGACTGTCAGATGAAGCAAAACAGAGCAGTGATATTATTATTATCCCTGTTTCTGAATCTGAAAATCTTGAAACAGAAATTGATAAAAAAGTGAACTAACCCCATATGTATTTAGAGAATAAGTAAGAGTAGACATTTTTGGTCTGCTCTTATATTATTTTTGGAGGTATGTATATTGATAAAAAAGTCGTATGTAAAAATATTGTTTTTGATTGTTTGAAGGAATGTGCAAAACATTATGGCATAAAATATCACACTATGCACGAATGGTTAATCAATAGCTGCCCTAATCCAATACCTCAAAGGTTTGTTGATATGGAATTAGAATACAGATTAACCCCTTATCTTTTTTATGTATGATTGGGGGATGGCTATAAAGTTATCCCCTTATTTTGTATTCAGATACAGACGCATTATTTTATGGAAAGTCCTTTCTGGTAGTAATACCCTTTTTTATTCTGTAAGGTAGTGTGTCTATATGTGAGTATAAATATTTTGGATGAGAATTTTGTCATAGATGGTTGTAAATTGGTTCGGAATGTAGTATTATTATCAAATAATTATTAAAGGAGATGACATTTAATGAAGCAAGGGGATGAATTTGAACAAATGATGTATTTAGAGTTAAAACATCTTTTAGAAAGTGGAAAATTACTTGTTTCTCCTGAAAATACTGAAATATTTTTAGGTAAAAAATATTTTTCTTTACAACGTCAAGATTATATTCAAATGGATATTACAATTGAAAAGTACTATAACGAAAATAGCCAGTCTCCATCATTAATTCTGGTATTTGAATGTAAGGATTATAATGGTAGTATCCCAGTTGATGATGTTGAAGAATTTCATGCAAAATTGCAACAGATTGGTGCAGATAATACAAAAGGATTTATTATAACTAGACATGGAAAATTTCAAAAAAGCGCTATTTCATATGCTAAAGCAAATGGAATAGCATTAGCAAAAATAATATTCAATCCATTAGAGGTAGATGCAATTATGATCATGGAATTAGTGGCTTGTATTGGCGTACCACCAATATTAAAAAAAAAGGCTGAGGATGAAGCAAATAAGTATGTTAAAAATGGATTGTTTTTTTACACATTAGAGAAATATATAAATACTGTAATAAAAGCTTCTGTATGAAGTTTTCAAAAGTTCAAAGTGGATAATGGTACATTAGAGATATGAAAAAAACATAGAGAGCCAATAAAAAATGAGGTGGCAGAATGCCAACCCGCCTTCTAAACTTTCCACTTGCAAATGGGCAAGGAATCGTTTATAATCAGTGTAGAAGCAATCATAGGATATTTGCCGTGTCCGATGGTTGCCACCGGAAACTTAATATATTACTAAATTAAGAGATGGCTATCCCCTATTTGCCGTAGGAGATAGCCGATTTACTTTTTGTGGTGATTATCAAGGTATGTAAGTACCGCAAAGATCGCGAGTACCAGAGTTAAAACTTCAAGTGTATTCATTGTACATACCTCCTTTCTGTTTCCAGAAGGGTAATCACCAGACTATCCCCACGTTGTTCTAATCTGACTAAGGAAATTATATCATATCGTATCAGATATTGCTATAGGATTTAACCCCTAATTGTGAGATTTATATGAGTGTTTTTGATTCTCCAGGAATGGGGAGTAGGGTACTCATTATGTGCGTATCCCCTGATTTATATAAGTGGAAATGTTTCACATAGGGATAAAAACTTAACCCCTAATTGGGAATGAGCATTGAGACGGTTTTAGCGTGGAATTTTACCCCATGTTCGCAAAAGTTAAAATGCAAGGTTTACGAACAATAAATTGTGGCGGTGTGGGTGGCTCTAAGGTAGTGAATTGCGACCTTTAACCCCTTATTTACCTAGTTGTTTGGTAGAAATTTAACCCCATATTTTGTGTTGTGAAGTTATTAACATAATTGTTTAAGTAATTATTTTATTCATTTTTTGCATATATAATAGTAAATCATGCGTTATAGGCATATCAATCAACCTCAGATTCCACCCCTGTTTTGAGAATAAACCTATTGAAAAAGTAGGAATTAAATTTGCATGGAATCCGTAGAAATTAACCCCATATCTGGTAATTGTCCATGATGGACAACAGCGGTCAAAAAAGTGTTCGTAAATTATCCCCATATTTCTGTAACCAATGTACCCAAAAGTACGCTTGTAAAATCCTTATGGTAATTTCAAATGACATCAACCCCATATTAAGGAAAGATGGAGAGCAGATTTGTATTGTAGAAAATTAACCCCATATTGTATGATTATTGATTGTCGAAAATCTGACCGTAGATTTAACCCCATATTGTATTTACAAGATGTGCCAAAATCGGCATGTCTTTTTTTAACCCCATATTTGAATTTAAAAAGAGAAAAAAACATTAGATGAAAAATTAGAAAGGAATGATTACATGGAAGATAGCAGAACATTATATTATGCGAGAGTAAGCACAAAGGATCAGAACCTTGCAAGACAAATTGAAGCATTTAAGGCTATGGGTGCTAAAGATGATGAAATAATATCAGATAAGGTTACTGGTGCAAATTTTGACAGAGAAGGATATAACAAATTAAAAGGCGTTCTGGGATTAAGGCGTGGCGATACTCTTGTTATAAAAGAATTGGATAGGCTAGGACGAGATAAAGAAGGTATGAAAAGTGAATTGAATTACTGGAAAGATAAGGGCGTGAAAGTCAAAATTCTGGATATACCAACTACAATGATGGATGTACCTACAGATCAAGAGTGGCTTCTTGATATGGTCAATAATATTCTTATTGAAGCAATGTCTACCATAGCAGAACAGGAACGACTACAATCATTGACACGCCAAAGAGAAGGAATTGACGCTATGCCAGAAATTGACGGAAAGAAAGTATCTGCAAAGACTGGACGTGCTACTGGTAGACCGATAGCAGAATTTCCTGAACATTGGGACGAATATTATTCTAAGTGGAGAAAAGGCGAAATCACAGCTAAATCTTTTATGGATTCTATGGATTTAAGGCGTACTACATTCTACAAGCTAGTAAAAATTTATGAGGGAAAAGCTGCATAAAAAAGACACTCACATTTCTATGAGTGTCAATTTCATGTATATAAATTATGCTTCTTTCAATTCTCTTTTGTACTTATAATATGTGTTGCGTGATAGTCCAGTAAGTTTCATACAATCTACATCATTAAGAGTGCCGCCAAAATCAATAGAATGTTTCTGTATTTCCGCTTTCTTCTCTATGCTTTTTTTGGTGGTTAGCTTCTTACCTGTTACACCGCCAATCTGCTTACCGTTCAATCGTGCCGTTTCAATTCCTTCAGATGTTCGCTTGTGCAGATCGTCAACTTCTTTCTGAGCCTGACCAAAAGCAAGTTCAATCTGTTTCTTTGCTAAATCCATTTGAAATTTGTTTAGAGCGTCAATAATGGTATTCATTAAAGTATCGGTTGCATTATCGCCAGTATTGATTGATATGTCTATCTGTTTCGCCAGTGCTTCACGATATACGGCGGTATTTATATGATTTTCTTTCAAAAAGACCAATTCAACGCCTTTATTAAAAAGTTGCTCATAAAGCTGACAACCTTCATCGGCATTTCTGCTCATACGGCTGACAGAATCATATACAATAGTATCGCCTTTTTTGGCTTGCTTTAATAAAGCGTCAAGTGCTTTTCTGCCTTGTATCTTTGTACCTGTGAACGCTTCTTTGTAAATAATTGCTTCTGGATAGGCTGCTAGAATGTTTCTGATCTGCCTATCAATATTTTGGGTTTTTCTGCTTATACGGCAATATCCATAGACTTTACACATAGTTTTCTACCTCCATCAATATTAAATTTGACCTTCGTTCGTTTTCATATTTCTATTATATACCAGATGGGGCAATATTTCAATGTGTTTTAATACTAATTTAATATACATTCGTTTTAATACTAGAATGAATTTAGAGCAAAGAAAAAAGCTAGTCCGTGATGGACTAACTTTCTTGATCTGATTTTATGATCTGTTTTCGTCTGGTGTATTTGGTATATATTCCAGTATATCACCAGGTTGACAGTCTAAAGCGTCGCATAAGTTTGCTATTGCGTCCGTTGTTATGCGTCCATTGTTTCTAATATTTTGTAATGTACTTTCGGAAATGATCTTTTCTTTTCTTATTTTATATGTAGAAAGTCCTTTTTCTTCCATAAGTTTTAGAAGTTTATCGTATTTTATAGTACCTGCCATATGATAAAAACCTCTCTTTCTAATTTTGAATATAGTATACAAATTTATTATATCACAACATACACGGCTTAAAATGTACAAAATATACATTTTTTAAGGTGTATATTTGTACAATTTGTCAATAGACTATACACGGTTTAAAGAGTATAATAAGTACATAAGATAAAGCAAGGGCAAACAAGCCTAGCAAACTTTAACCCTTGCAATATCTTAAATAACTGAATAGGGGGTGATACCGTGAAAGGCTATTATACAGCCTATGGTTACATGGGTTATGTAAACGGCAAGTATATATTGTTTGCAACAGAAGCCGAATACATCGACTACATAACCGATAACGGTTAAAACCGACACGGGGCATAGCTAAAGGCTTATAAGTCCCCGTTGTAAAAAACCTATTCACAAATTGCACATTGACAACTAAATATTATGATTAGTCGGCTTGTGCTATTTCATTATAACATAAGTCGACCAAAAAAGAAAGGAAAATTTATTATGATGAAATGGAAAGCAAGAACGGAAACAATGAGCATTGGAGAATTAGAGTTAGGAAATTTGGTTTTTAATGAAGACTACATAGAATTATCTATTGATATTTGCAGTATTTCGGATGATTTAAAGGTAGAGATTAAAAAGGCTATTGAAATAAGGAAAGTAGAGTCTGTTAAAGAATGGGATGAGTTTTTTCTAAGGAATCCAGAGAGAAAAAGGCGTATTATGAAATGGAGTAATAAACCTGTAGTAGTTGATTATTATTATTTGATGATTGTATTGGAAAGTAACAAATCAATGAAATGTAGTATTCATACAGGCTTTCATGATGCAGAAAATGAATATTTGGAAGAAGTTGCGACTATGGAAGTAGAATTATCAAAGTATAAGAATGAGTTAAAGAAAGCGATTATAAAAGTATTAGTTGACAAGTTCTTTTAGTGAGAAAATAAGGCGGTGTATGTATATGTTGGTAACTATGAATATAGATAAAATTACAATGCCGACAATATATACAAATACGCCGCCACGAAAAAACAAAATCAATAATCACATAATGTATTATTTAGAGCATGGTAAATTAAAACATACTATTGTTGTTACACAAAAGGGAATGTTGGTTGATGGTTATTGTAGTTATATTGTGGCGGTCGTGTTTGGCATAAATACGGTACAGTGTGAAATTAATACAAAGCGTATTTGTAATAGTTTGGGCGGTAAGGGCAGAAGTATAAATAATCGGTCACACAAACGAAAGATTTTATATAATCGGCAAGGTGGTAAGTGTGCATTGTGTGGTAAGCAATTACAAATTGATAATTATAATAGCATTGATGATTACTTGACCTTTGACCATATTTTACCAGTGTCTAGGGGTGGTAGTAATGGATTGATGAATTTACAAGGACTTTGCAGATGTTGCAATTGCAAAAAACAAGATGAATATAAGGAATAAAAAATATAGGATATAAATAGTATGAAGGACCTTGTAGGGTGAAAATCTTACAGGGTTCTTTTTTGTTCTTGTTTCGTATGGGGTATTGCAGGAGTATTTCAGACTATGGAGCATGAAAAACTGTATTTGAATTGTGGCTTGTATCATCTAACAGTCGATGGACTTTTACGAATACAATACGGTATAAGTCGATTTAAGGCGGTTTTGTTGGTGTAATATATGCTAGGGAAAAACAACTTAAAATGGTTTATAGTGTGTTTATCAGGGATGTATTACCCCTTAAAAAGTAAGGCTGTCCCATCTATACCATTTTTTTTACACCAACAAAATTTTGGATTTATTTTCGCTTCATTGCTTGGATTAAAGCTAATAAAGCATGAACTTCTTCATTCGTTAGACCAGATAAATCAATCTCCTGTTTACCTTCTATCCCTAATAAATAGTCTGTTGATACTTTGAATATTCTTGCTATCGTAATCAAGATTTCGTAAGATGGCATCCGTAAACCTGTCTCATAAGCACTAATAACTGATTTTGTAAGTCCTAGTCTCTCTGCTAATTGTGCTTGTGTTAGATGATGTTGTGTTCTTAGTGTTTTTAATGTGTTTCCAAAGTCAACCATATCAAATCCTCCCATTTTAGTTAGTTTATATACAATATGTATTGAATGGGTGAATTATATATTTATTTAGTTGACATTTAAGAAATAGGAGAGGTATAATGTAACATAATTAGAAAATTTAGGAGATAAAAGTATGAGCGAATATGACTATAGAATAAAACCAGAAGACTTAGAAAATACAGAAATAGAATGGGATATGCTTTCTCAAAAACAATTATTGAAATTGTCGCAGGTAGTAGAAACTCTCAAACAATCAGAGGAAGAGGAACATTTAATAAAGGCAAAAAACTATTTCAATTATGCAATACTCCCTATATTACAAGATTTTGGTGAAATAACAAGTTCATTGCTTATTGTGAATGAGAATGATAAGAGTCAATTATTTGAAGTTTCGTTAAAGAATAGCAAGGGATTTGATATTACAGAAAGTTTTAAAATAGTGAAAAATCTATTTATTGTAGCAAATTATATTGGCATAAATTTTGAAAATAATGAGGTAGTATTATCATTTGTTTTTGATTATAAGGAATTTTATAAATGATATTTTTTGTAAATAAGAAGTAAGAGAAACATTAGAATAGGTTTGTTATGTTAGATTGGATATAAAATAAAAGTTAGTTTCTTCGTTATATAGATAGGATTATTAAAAGGGAAAAATTGGAAGTAAAAGTATAAGGTTACTTTTTGATACTATCTATTTATTCTGTTCTTGAAATACTACTGATTAAATATTATAATACTCTTTATTAAACATGGTTGATAGGAGGATATAGATGTTGATATTAGAAGAGGCTATAATTAGTGGTTTTATTTCAAAGGTTATTAATGATTGTGTAGATGTAACAAAAAGTGCAATTAAAAAAGCAGATAATAATAGAAGAATGAAAAACCAAAGTATACAATCCAGAATATATCAAGTGATGATTGATGTTCTTAATCAAGTAACTAATAATCAATACAAAAAGCAAGATGTTATATATGATATAGCAGAAAAATTATTAAAAGACTTCCAGAATGGCGGAAATGATAATATAGAAATAATACAATCAAGTTTTGATATTTTTCCTTTAAATATTGATAATGATAAATATAAAAAGTTTTTTGAATTATTATATCATGAACTTAGCAAAGAGAATAATTTTGATTTATATAAGGAAATTCTTTTATTTTTATTAAATCAGAAAAATAAATATGATTATGATGAAATGACACAGATAAAAAATAAATTGGATGAAGTGATTCAGATATTAAATGAAAAAAAAGATATTGAAAAGATAAATGTTGTTTTAAATGTAGAATTTCAAAATGATAAGAAAAAAGATTATATTGAAAATTGGAATAGTCGATTATTTTTACATCAAGATACTGATATGGAACCAATCACTTTAGCAGATGCATTTATTACACCTGATTATAGAATTTATAAAGATATTAAAGAGATAGGATTTTCTGAAGATGATACTTTGGACAAAATAATAGAAAAGTTCATAAGATATAATAAAACTTCTACTATGCTTATTACTGGGGTACCAGGAATAGGAAAATCAACTATTACTTCATGGATTGCAAATGAGTATAAAGATGATAATAGAGTTATTATACTAAGATTTCGCGATTGGGAAAGTGAAGAATTAGAAAAAGGATTGTTAAAACTATAAATGAGCAAATTTGAATTTTTACCAAACTTATAAAAAATGCCAAAAATATAAGACATCAAGCCTTTTTTGGTGTATAATGTTTTTATCCACAAAAACAATGACC